GCTGCCAAACACCCTTCCCGCCGCAAGCGTAGCAAACACCGTTCGCGCGGTGCTCAAACCCGCGAATGCGGCCCTTGCCGTCGCACCGCGTGCAAGCGATCTGCGGGTTCGCGCGGGCGGCCGGTGTCTGGCTGGTCCGGCGGTTGGCTTCGGCGCGGGCCTTAACCGCAGCCACCTTTGCGATATCGGCGGCATAATTAGCAGCCGTGTTGCGCACAAACTCGGGCACACCGTGGGTACCCATCGCAGCGTCCATAACCGCCAAGTCCCAGCCGTCCCGAGTAAAACGCCGCGTCAGGTCAGCAGAAGCGATGCCGGCGGCGGCAGCAACTTCGTTCATGATCGAGGTCACAGTGTTCATGTCGTCTCTCCTCTCTCTATGACCAGACTATGCGCCACATATGCTACAAGGTCGACACCTATTTTCGCCCACGACCAAAAAAATCCGCCGCCCGATCCAGCCCCTCGGCCAGCATGTCGGACACCGTCGCCTCTCGCACACGCATAGAATCCGCTACGTTGGCCAAGGAATGGCCTTCGATGGCGACCCCCACCACAACCCCGGACCACCGGTCCCCAACGGCCTGGAGCGCGATCCTAAGCCGCGTAGACGCATGCAGCCGTGCCACCGCTCCCCGATCGCCGTTCCCGCCGCCCGATCCACCGGCCAGCGACCGGGCCGGGGGCTGGGCTAGGGACCACAGCCGCACCAGCTGATGGGCCGCTCCGACCCTGACAGCCGTCCACTTGGCCGGGTTGCTCCTGGCCAGGACGGCTATTGGATCGACCCGACGCACGCCACGAACGCGCCGGGCAGTTCGGCGGTTGGGGTTTCCGTCCTCGGGGTCGATCCACTCTGCCGGTTCGTAACCCGCGCGCACGCCGTTTGCCGCCTCTGTCGCACTAACCCCACCCCCTACCCGATCAACCGTTAGCGCCGGCACCCGGGAGGTCACTGTATCCCCCCCTATAAGGGGGGGGATACAGTGCCGAGCCGGGGGGTTCGGTGAAGGGGGCACTTGAAGGGTTTTTGAAGGGGTTTTGAAGGGGTTTTGAAGGGGCAAATCCCGTCCGGTGGGACGTTTGACGGGTTTGTCGCTAACATTGGGACTGGGCATCGTTAGTCCTGACGACTTGAAGGGTTTTTGAAGGGGTTTTGAAGGGGCTGAAGGGGCGTTGAAGGGGCGTTGAAAAGGCACCGGCACCCCTTCATTCCCGCCGGGCCACCACCCAAACCCGCTTGTTGGCCATCCCCACCATGCGTTCGTTGATCAGATAATCGGCCGCCCGCGTGAACGCCTGGCGCTTGATTTCCTGCGTTGCCCCTGGCTTGGCCCGTTCGTAAAACCGATCCCGCCACCATTCTTCAGGCACCGAGGGGATATCCTGCGGCACGCCCCGATGTCCGGTCTGTCCAGATCCGGCTATGAGGTCGGTCAAAACCTCGTATGCCCGTGCCCGATCGTTCGTGAGCCGCTTCCCGGCCGGGGCTGCTTGTGCATCTTCGTCGTCGTGATCCACCACGCACGTCGTGATCATCTTGCCCCGAGGATTGGAGCCCAACTCGACGACTCGGAGCCGGAAAGGCATGTCCCGGCCAAGCTCGTGGTCCCGTTGCTTCCGCACCCGGATCGTGCGGGTTCCGTCGTCGTCGATGACCTCGATCTCGGTGTCGATGGCCGCCCGCAAAAGCGAGTGCCCTCGCGCCCCGCGCGAGTCGTCCTTGCCGGCGTGATGCACCCACATGATGTGGGCTTTCGTCTCGCCCCGCAGGTAGTCCGAATGCGTGACCAGTCGGCCCATCGCCTCCGCGCTGTTTTCGTCGCCGCCGGCCAGGGCGCGGGACAGCGTGTCCATCACGATCAGCCCGCTAGGCACGCCGATCGCCTCTGCCTCTGCGACGATCGCGGCGGCTAGCTGCTCTGCGGTCTCGGGCTGCAACATTTCCAGCGAGACGGTGACGATCCCAAATGGCGTGTCATCGGGAACGTTGTGCTCTTTTCGGAAAGCCGCAACGCGGTTGCGAATGCCGAACGTGCCTTCAAGAGCGCAGTAGATTACGCCGCATTGTTGGACCTCGCGTCCGCGCCACGGCTTGCCCATGGCGATATGCATCGCAAGGTCGAGCGCAACGAAAGTCTTACCGCTGTTCGATTGGCCGTAAATCACCGACGTGCTGCCCTGCGACAACAAATCCTCGACCAGGTCGATCGTGTCCAGCGTCGGCTCGATGTCAGCGAGGCGCGTGATTTTGATGCGCGGTTCGGGCTGCGGCGGCGTCGGCGGTTCCGCTTTGCCGCCGTCGATCACGCGGAACGCGCGCTCTGCGTTCAAAACGGCGGCCCGGATTGCGTCAATGGCATCGGTCATGCGGCCCCCTGAAGCATGTCGTTGAAGTCCTTTCCGTAGGATGGGCGCGCGATACGCACGTCCCGCCCCGCATCCATGTGCCGCTCAACCGCCCGTTGAAACGCGGCACGGGCGGCGGCGTTGTCGTCTGCATCGGCGCAAAGAATGACCTGACGCACCTGTTCTGGCAGCCAGACGGAACCCATGTTGCCCAGCGACACCGCCGACAAAACCCGCAGTTCCGGACAGGCAATAACCACCGACAGGCACGTCTCTATGCCTTCCCCGATGACGATCGTTTCATCTGGCAATGCGTCCTTCAGCGGCTTCCCCGATGCACCGCGCCACAGGCGGATCGAGCCGGTTGCAAAAGGGCCAAACGCCATTTTCGGCGTATCGACGCGCGCCTTGACCCACATACCGGGTGCCGCCTGATCCAGCCATATCCGGTGCGTAGCGATATGCGCCCCATCCGGCCCCGCAATAGCCGCGACCATTGCCGGCAACGTCAAGCGTGACGGTCGGTGATACAACCCGCGATGAAAGCGCAACGCGCGTGGGAACCGCCCAAGTTGCCGAAGATTGATGCCCCGTCCGCGCAAATAACTTTCGACAGCCGTACCGCCGATATCAGCCTCGGCGTGCAACCACATGGCATGAGCCGCACGGCGCTTATCTTCCTCATCCTCAACAACCGCCGGCGCTGTGTGTGCAACCGCACGCGCTTGCACAGGTTGCGGGCTTGGGGTGCGCGTTATGCCAAGCCAGTTCGCCGACCAAACGCGCGCGGAATGCAAATTGCCGTGATAGAGACAAGCCGCAACCAAATCGAGCGCATCGCCCCATTCCCCGGTTGCGGCATCCTGCCAATGGCCCCGCTTTTCGCCATGCAGATGCACCCACATAGATTGGCCCTTGGCGTTGTCCACGCCGCCGACTTGCCAGTAGGCGCCGTTCCTGCGGCCTGCCGTCAATAACTGGCGGCACAGATCGTCAATGCGCGATGCCAGCCGCGCGGATAGCTCGCCAGAATCGGGCAGACGATCCGCCATCCGCGCCGCGTTCGTCACAAGTCAACGTCAGGTGCGAATTGCTTCAAGGCAATCGTAACGCCCGCGGAAAACCGTTCGCTTGCATCGCGGGAGGCCCATTGCATGACCGGCGCGCGGCGCGGGTTGTTGTTTTCGTCCCGCATAGGCTGGCCTTCCCGGTCGAGCAACGGACGGTCTGGCAGTTTGGCCCAAACCCGCCCGTCATCCATGACCAAGATGGTCACGTCGTTGATTTGCAACGATCCGACGCCAACTTTCGCAAACCCGCGCATCTTGCCGCGATTGAAAGGGCGCCATTCGAGAATAGTCACAGGCATCGGCTTGTCGCTCATAGTTACCCTTTCAGCGTGAGCGTAAACGGCGGATCGGCGACGTATTCAACGTCCCATCCGTAGCCGTGGATTGTGATGGACCCGGACCATTTGCCGGGGCTGTGCTGTGCGATGGCGCCGACGAATGGGCCAATCCGAAGCCGCAGAGTGGGGCGATATTCTTCGTTGACGCTGGGCAGGTCGAGAATAACGGGATATTCCCCGACAACGGGCACCAGCGTGATAGAGCCGGTGCGAATCGTGCCTTCGCGCGTTGGGAGGGTTGTAGATATAGACGTCATCGCCCCTCCACGATGTCATCGTACCAGTCCCGCTCCCGCACATACGGCGGCGTAGGTTCCGGCCGGGCCGTGCCCGACCAGCAGAACCAGCATTCGCCAGTCTCGACTATGCCGCTGTCACTACGCCAGCGGTAGCCGATGCGGTCCTTGCATGTCGGGCATTGCGCATCGGCATTGTGGCTGCACTCGCCATCGTGCCACGTCATGCATTTGATGCAGACGTTCATACGACCAGCCCCGCCCGTTGCAGCCTCGCCATCGCAGCCCGCGACATTGCCTTGCGCGCGGGCTTCTTGGGTGCGGCGCGTGGCGCCTTTCGTGCGATCGCCGCATCAACCATGCCTTGATATTGCAAGGCCAATACGTTTGCGTTGGGCGCAAAAATCACCCCTTCGTCGGCCAGCCAACGCCAAGCGTCGGGAAGGTTGTCGAACCATTCCCAACGGCAACCCAGTATCCGCAGCCGTTGCCCCATGGCGATCTGTTCGGCGTCGGGACGCTTGCCTTTGTCCTTCCACTCAATCCAGAACGGCGGCAACCCGCTCACAATCAGCAACGAATCTGGCGTCCCACGCTTAACCCCGCGCGCCTTCTGGCGGGCCATGGCCCCAAGCTGTGCCTCGCGTGATCTTCCCGGCGGCTTGGAGCGATCGAACGAAAGAAACTCGTGCGCAAATGGAATTGCCGCCCGGAAAAACTTGACGGCAAATGCCTGTAGCGTGTGCTCCCGCTGGATCACGTCCGAGGCTTTCCAAAATCGTGCCGCCGTTCGTCACGGATGGGCAATTTCAGATCGGATGCCCATGTGTTGATTGCCGCCAGTGATACGGACGTTCCGGGGTGGATATCTTCGATCGCTTTCCTAATCCGCTCCGGTGGCCATTCCGCGCGGGGCAGAACCCACAGGCGACGCAATTCCTTTTCGCGGTCCGGGTTGCGCATCAACACGCGATGGGCAGGCTTTTGGTTGCCTTCCGCAATCACCCGGCCAAGCTCTGCGACGGCTTCTGTCAGACGCGCTAGAGCGTCAACAATGTCACGCTGCATCGGGCTGTGCCCTCCGTACGTAAGCGATATCGTAGTGTTTGGGGCAATACGGCTTCCCAGGCCTGGATTTTTCGCAGCAGAAGCGGAACGTTTTCGTCCCCGGCGTGCCGAAGGGCCAACAACACTCAGTTGACGCGGGCGGGCGAAACCGCACACCGGCTAGTCGCTCGGCGTTTGGATCGAACACGCTCGGGGATGGGCGCGGTGGGGGCTGCGGACTGTCGTCAAGCGGTGGGGGATCGTCCACGCTGTAGGACACTCGCGACAGAGGTAACGGCGGAATGTCGTCCAATGGCGTCCACCGGGCCAAGCTCCGCAATGGCGGAAGCGTCGGGCGAGGCAGTGCCTTGGCCTGCGCGGTTTGAAGCGGCGCGAACCGCTTGATGGGGCTGGCCCGCCGCGCAAACCCGTGACGTCGCGCAATCCCCGCGATGGCATTGCGTGAAACGCCGAATTCGCGGCCGAGGCGGTTTAGTGTCCATCCCTGATCCCACAACTCGCGGGCGCGTGTGAGCATGTCGTCGGTCCACTCAGTCATGATTGGGCCGCCGCGCGAACCACGGGGCAACCGGCCAGCGCCGCGCCGCGATGATCAGCCGCAGCCCCGCGTTGGTCATGGCTATCCCGGCATCGCTCCATAGCCTGCCGGTCCAATAGATTAGAGTGACGTACGCTTTCCGCATGCAGCACTTCCTTTGCGTGACGTTTTGTCATTACTGCCCGGTGGATAAGGTCCAACTCGGCGCGGCATGTGGCCCACGCGGCGGGATCGGACAGGACAAGAGCTAGGGCCGCATCCAGGCTCGGCGCATGCCCCCCGGAAACCCATCCCTCTGCGGTGCGTGTGGATACGTCGGCCGCGGCGGCGACCCGTTTGGCGCGATGGCGGCCGGTGATGCCGTCGAGGACCGCGCGGGCTAGCGAGTGAACTAAGTTACTCGCAGGGTGCGTACTCTCGCTGGTGGCGTTCCGCATGGCGTCGCCTCATGTTGTCGGAATGGAAATTTGGGAAAAGCAAAGCGGAAAAGCCGGCCTTTGCCGGGGGCACCCGGCCGGTAGGTGTACCGGGAGGCTGCCAGAGCCCTCCCCCGGCAAATTCGGCCGGCTGGCTCGCCCCGATTTCGCACGAGTGTGGCGATACCAGCCGGAGCAGCGCGGGATTGCATGGGCCACGCTGGCCGGGCTTTGCGTCCCCGGCTGGACAGCCCCCGCAGGGGATGGGGTGGGGGGACACAACGGCGCTCCGCCCCCCTCGGAGACGAACGCCGGGGAGACCGCGGCCGCCGTTGCGTATGGTTGGGTCATGCGGACGCATCCGCCGGCCGATACAGGTCGGGACGTAGCTCCTCCCGGGGAATGCCCGTGATGCGCTCTACCTCAACCACCCGCTCGGCGGGGATGCGGTCCCATTTCCCGACCGCCGCCCGTGTTAGATTTAGGCCAGCGGCAACCCGGGCCAGGAGCCCGCGTTGCGATCGTAAACGGGTCATGCCATGATCCATGCACTCTCGCTTACCCCAGGTAAGCAACCCCCGTCAAGCGAATCGCTTACCCACGGCTATTTGCAGGGGTGGCATTCATACCCCATGGATATCGGACACCGGATTTGCCAAGCCCGGATCGCTGCGGGTATGTCTCAAACAGAGCTAGCCAAAGCGGTGGGCGTCTCTCGCGGCCTAGTCGGCCAGTGGGAAAACCACACAAAAAAACCGGGCCGAGACGTCCTGCAACGGGTCGCGGCGGTCACGTCGGTCTCAATCCGCTTTCTCTTAGGAGATGAGAGGATTCAAGATGGCAGCCTTGTGATTTCCAATCCCGATGAGGCCGCCTTGATCCGCCGGTATCGGACGTTGACGGACCGGCAAAAGCGCGGGATTCGAGATCTGGTCGGCTTGACCGCGACGCTCCCCGACTAAGCACGCACCCCATCCCCCCTAAATGGACGGTAAGCGTATTGCTTACCTAGAGTAAACTTTTCGCTTGCCTGCGTCGCTTACCTATGGTAAGCATGCCTTTACCACGAAGGAGGCGGCGATGACCCAGGACGAATTGAACGAGGCGCTGCGGCTGCACGAGTTGTGGTTGCGCGCGGACCTGAGCGGCGCGAACCTGAGCGGCGCCATCGGCGCCATTTGCGCGGGCACCGACCCTCGCGGCTACCGATTTGTTGGCATCGCGCACCCTGACGGCCCGCGCATTGCCGCCGGGTGCCGCTGGTTCACCGTCGCCGAGGCGCGGGACCACTGGGCAAATAACCGCGACGCACTGGCTCGCGTGGCTTTGATTGAGGCGGCGCTGTCATGACCGCACCATCCGCCTTCCGGCTTGAACAAGCCGTTGCCACCCTGCAAGCCGCCCGCGCCCGCATGGCCGAAGCCGGCCTGTCACCCGAGGACATCTCTGAGGCTGTCGGCCCCGAAAATGGCGACGTGCGCGACGCACTGGCGCGGCTGCTGCGCCACGCTGTGCTGGCCGAGGCAACGGCCGACGCGATGACGGAGTTGCAGAAGCGCATGGCGGATCGCAAGGCCCGCTACCAGCGCCAAGCGTCGGAGGCGCGGGCCACGGCGTTCGCCGTGATGGACGCACTCGGGGAGCGCAAGGTGCAGTTTCCCGACCTAACCGTCAGCATCCGGCCGGGCCAACCCCGCGCTGTGGTACTGGACGTTGACGCTCTGCCCGATGCGTTCGTTGCGGTCGAGCGCAAGCCCAGGCTGCGCGAAATCCTGGCCGCGCTACAGGCTGGGGAGGATGTGCCCGGCGCAACGCTCAACAACGGTATCGACACACTAACTGTGAGGACGTCATGAACGCGATAACCGAAAGCCGGCCGGCGGTGCCGGCGCTTAATTCGCTGATGCCAGCGAATCTCGATCAGGCGATGGCGTTGGCGGGAATCATGGCCAAGGGGCGGCTTGTCCCCAGCCACCTGCAAAACGCGCCGGCCGATTGCCTGCTTGTGATCGAACAGGCGATGCGTTGGGGTATGTCGCCGTTTGCTGTGGCGCAATGCACCAGCGTCATCAAAGGCAAGTTGATGTTCGAGGGCAAGCTTGTCGCGGCGGCTGTCCAAACATCTGGCGCGATTATTGGGCACCTGGATTACAAGTTCGAGGGTGCCGGCCCCGATCGTATGGTCATCGTTTCAGCCCGCCGTGTCGGTGACGACGGCCCGCGCGAAGTGCGCGTCCGGTGGGCCGATGCTCGCACTGATAACCCGCTGTGGACCAAGCAACCCGACCAACAGCTTGCCTATCACGGTGCGCGGGTGTGGGCGCGTCTGTGGGTTCCATCCGTCATGCTTGGCGTCTATTCACGCGAGGAAATGGCCGAGGACGGCACGCCGCCCGACGCATTTTCTGGCCCGACGATCGAAGCGACTGCCGAGGCGCCCGCCGCGCCGGTTGAGCCGGTGTTGACGATGGACAATGCCGACACCGTTAAGAAGTTTCTGACGGCCACGCAAGCCGCGCTGGACGCCGCTATGACTGCCGACGACGTGGACGCGATCATTGCCCATGCGCGCGTCCAGAAAGCTCTCGACGGCTGGCCTGACGGGCCACGGCGGCAACTGCAAGACATGCTTAACGCCGCGATGGAGCGGACCGCGCCGGCCGGTGACGGCTGGCCGGGGCCTGATGGAGATGTGCCGTGACAATCGACGAAGCACTGACAACAGCCGAAACCGCCCGTCCGGCAGCGTGTCCGCTGTCCTGCGGGCCGAAATCCTGCGGCTTCGTGGCGAGCGGCGCCCGCCGGATGGGTGGGTGGAGGTTGTCGCGACGGCTTGGGTTACACGCGGCGGCGCGTGGGGGATTTACGAGCAAGAAGTATATCCTGGGGAAAGTATCGGCTTCGTTTGGAATGCGGGGAAACGGCTAAACGTGTCGGGCAACGCCCGCTCACCCTGATCCGCGCCTACGTCCCGCCGCCTGAGCCGATCCTGGAGGTGACGGGAGAGGCAATGCCGCCGGGATAGAACAGAGTTTCCGTCACGGCACTTCACAACACAACACAACACGACACAGCACCTCACTACACATCACGGCACCGCACGGCACTCCACAACACTACACAACAGGTCCCTCGGACCCTTCCCGGAGTACGACTCCGGGCTTGGCCTGGGAGACCAGGGAAGACGCCACTTCACAACACTACACCCCACGCCACAACAAGACACCGCAATCCACAACACAACACAGGACACACCATGGACGTAACCATTGCCACCGTTGCCATTGAGGGAATTTCCCCGATGACGCAGAGCAAGATGCACTCTGACCCGAAGCTGGCCGGCGAACTGGCCGACGCCTACGACATGAGGACGTGGCGCAGCAAGCTGAACACAAGCGACGACGGCAAGAGTATCGTGATCCCCGCCGTTGCGGTCCATCAGGCTTTGGTGTCGGCGGCGAAATACTCCAAGCAGCAAATCCCGGGGCAAGGCAAGGCGACGTGGACCGCCAAATTCCAAGCTGGGATCATGCTAATGGAATCGCCACGCCTCAACATTGATCCCGAGTCAGTCGGGCATATCGTCATCAGTGCCAATTCCGACGGCGTGCGAGGAAGCGGGAAGCGCGTCGCGCGCCGGTTCCCGATCATCCCCACGGGATGGCGATCCGAGTTCCAAATCTACGTCATAGACCCGATCATCACGCGGCAGGTGATGACGGACATGCTCGAAAAGGCCGGCCTGTTCATCGGGCTTGGACAGTTCCGTCCTCAGAACGGCGGGACTAACGGGCGTTTCAGGATTGTCCGCCTGGACTGGCAAGACGCCACGTCCGGCGGATGATGCAGCACACCACGACACCGCACCGCACATCACAACACAGCACCCCACTACACACCACGACACCGCACGGCACTCCACACCACAACACAACAGGTCCCTCGGACCCTTCCCGGAGTACGACTCCGGGCTTGGCCTGGGAGACCCAGCACGACACGACAACTCACGACGCCCCACATCACTGCACCGTACGACACAACACCCCACGACATACCACAACACAGGATCAAGCCTATGATCGCCACCGAAACCCGAGCGGAAGTCATCAAGCTGAAGGCCATGCTACAGGCCACCCCAGTTGGCGAGATTGTGACGCTTGAAGCGATAAGCGACGCCATCGGGCTGCCGATCAATCGAAACCGCTGGATGCTCTATGCCGCGACCCGACAGTTGCAATCGGAACAAGGCATTGTCTTTTCTAGCGTCCGATCCCAGGGCTACCGCCGGCTGCCGGCCGAGGAAATCCCCACGATTGGGGAGACGGCCCGCAAGCGCATTCGCCGCACTGCGTCACGAGGCGCAAAGGCTATACAGGCCGGTGTCATGGGCGCAAATGATCTGTCCGACGCGACGCGGCGCCGCCTGATGCAAGAACAAGGCGCACTATCGCTGCTGTCCCATCTGGCGCGCGACAAGGCATTGCCACAAGTGACGGACAGCGCCGCACCGCCGACGATGGCAGACACCGCGCGGCAGTTTATGGCCCGCATGGGTATTAAGGCTTAATCATGACGACATCCGCGACCCCACTGCAAGCCCCGTTCCCATGGTTTGGCGGCAAGTCGCGCGTCGCTGCTGACGTTTGGCAACGATTTGGCAACGTGACAAACTACGTCGAGCCGTTTTTCGGCTCTGGCGCGGTATTGCTGGCGCGGCCCGGCGTTCCGGGAACGGAAACGGTCAACGACAAGGACCGTTACGTTGCCAACTTCTGGCGAGCGGTTGCAGCCGATCCCGAGGCAGTCGCGCGCCATGTCGATTGGCCGGTGAACGAAACCGACCTGACCGCGCGGCATCTGTGGCTGATCAACGAAGGAGCGCGACGCATCGAACGGTGCGACGGCGACCCGTTCTTTTATGACGCGCAGGTCGCGGGGTGGTGGTGCTGGGGTCTCTGTTCATGGATCGGCTCGGGCTGGTGCTCGGGCAACGGTGGGTGGACGTGGGGCGAAAGTGGGTGGATGCGTGGGGCTGAGGCGGGGCGGGGTGTCTCGCGTCAACGGCCCCACCTTGGGAATGCCGGCCAGGGTGTGCACAGAAAGGCAGACGTCCCATCGTGGTTGCAAGCGTTGGCGGCAAGGCTGCGGCGTGTCCGTGTTGCGTGCGGTGACTGGTCGCGGGTTTGTGGGGATTCAGTCACGCACAAGCACGGTCTGACCGGGGTATTCCTTGACCCGCCATACAGCGCCAATGCGGATAGAAGTGAAACTGTCTATAACCAAGAAAGCCTAACCGTCGCCCATGACGTTGTCCGCTGGGCCATTGCCAACGGCGGCAACCCACTGATGCGCATTGCGGTCTGTGGCTACGACGGGGAACACGACTTCCCCGCCGATTGGTCCGTGCATCGTTGGAAAGCACACGGCGGATACGGTTCTCAGTCAGATGGTCGTGGCCGCGAAAACGCGGGACGGGAGGTGATATGGTTTTCCCCGCATTGCTTGGCAGCAGATCAGCCCGGTTTGTTCGACGTGGCTGTAGCAGAGGAGGCCCAATAATGCCCGGCCCCGCCCGCTTCGTCCCGACCGGTGTTTACGCGGACATCCTGCGCGAACACTACCCGGCCACGAGCATCAACGTGATCACGGAAATCCTGCGGGAACACGGGCTTCACTACAAAGAGCGCCAAATCCGCAAGCACGCCGCCGAATTGGGGATCAAACGCACCCGCTACGTTCCGCCCAAGGTGGACACGCGACCGGCTGCCCCGGACCATCGGGACAACGATCATGATCATTGCCTAGCTATCGAGCGGTTGGGCATTCGGTTTGAGGATGTGAGGGTATGATACAGAAGGTATTGCCGCCGGACCCGAGCGTTTCGGGGTGGCATTGGTTTGCAACCGACCCACTGGCAACCCATGCCCGCATTGCCGGGGCAGGAGGTTAAGCCATGACACAAAAAACCGCCCACGTAATGCTTGCCATCGACTCCAACGGTCACGTCTTCGTCGGTGACGAAGTATCATACGACGCTAACCGTCGTTGGCAAGAGGAACAGATCAACACGCTTTGGGGCTACGACATCGACCCCTCGGCGCGGTTCTTTGTCGTCAAGTGCTTGCTGCCGGTGCCGGCGGAGTTGGCGGATTTTGTGGATGGGGATGTGACGGAGGTTGAGCGATGACCCTACCGACAACGCTAGAGTTGGACGAATACGGCTACCCGCATGACGAATGGCTGGCCAGCATCCGAGACGCGCGCCCAGCGATGGCCGATGCCGCGCAGTGGATGCGCGAGACGCTGCCCGATTTGGTCAGCAAGGTTGGGTATGGTCGCGTCACGATGGACTTTTTCCCGCAGGCAGAACACTCGGTTTATGAACTGCGCATCGCAACCGGCGGATGGTCTGGAATGGAAGACTTGATGGACGCTATCACGGGCAATTGGCGGCTGATGTATTTTTGGGAAAGCACGCATCGCGGCGGGTTGTATGTGTTCCGGGTTCCGGTTCGGAGGGTTGAGGGATGAACAGGTCAGACACCGACGCTTTACGCGCCGAAATTGAGGAGCGCCATCTGCGCGTTAAATATGAGCGCGAAGGCAAAGGCTATGTGTCGCCCGTTGTGTATGGGCAAGCGTTGGACACGATCCGTGATCTTCGCAACGAGGTGCGTCGCTTGAAGGCGAAAAATGAATTGTTGAGCGATTTGTTGCAGCGGGCGACAACCCCGGGGAGGAATAGCACGTCAGCCAAAGATCAGAAATTGGCGCGTCGAGGTCGTGGTGGGGCAGTTACGGAGCTTGGACATGACCGGCCCATCGTGGGACGACAACCCGTGGGTCGTGGCGACGACGTTTAAGAGGGTAGAGGGATGACCCCGACAGAATTTGCAGCAAACGTATACACCCCGGCCCTTGCGAAAGTCCGTCCGTTTTTCCCGGCGCGGATATCGTGGACGCCAGCCGCGCATCAGATGCTGATGACGATTGCGGGACAAGAAAGCGGCTGGAAGCACCGAAGACAACTGCACAACGGCCCCGCTCGGGGCTTCTGGCAGTTTGAGGCCGGCGGCGTGCGGGGCGTGATGCGCCACCCCGTCAGCGCGGGGCCGGCCTTGGCGTTGTGCGGAAACTTGGGCGTGCCGTTTGTCGCCGATGACATCCACGAAGCGATCGAAACAAACGACGCTTTAGCCGTTGGGTTTGCCCGGCTGCTGTTGTTTACGGATCGGTCGCCGCTACCGTCCGACGCAGCCGCCGGATGGGATTATTATTTGCGGAACTGGCGCCCCGGCAAGCCGCACACCGCAACGTGGTTTGTGCGCTGGACCATGGCGCAGCGTGCTCTCAGGGAAGGAAAACGGGAATGACTAACACACCGATGACAGAACAGATCGCACCGTGCCCGTTTTGTGGTGGGGCATCCGGAACGGATGTTATACCCGGCCGCTTTTACGCCGGATGTCACAACCTTGATTGTGACGCGGTCGGGCCGTCAAAGGACACCGAAGCCGAAGCCTTCGCCGCATGGAATCGCCTAGCCGCCGCCTTGAAGCTGGCCAAAGCGATGAATGATTGGTTGCGAAAGGTTGAGGAGGCGTTAGGGCCACATGGCAACGATTGTGGCGTTTTGTACACGATCAAATCAGAAAAAATTACAGCGGGCATGATCCGCGACGCGGCACCGCCGGCTGAGAAGGAGGACGGGAATGACTGATGATGAGTTGATCGCGGCAATGCTCAATGCATACGAGACAGAGAGACATTACTTGGAGCCTAATTTCCGCATGCGGGCCGTTTTAGATATGGTTCGTCTTCACGACGCCAAGCACCGCCCGGCCGAGACCGAGAAGCCGCGACGGGTGCCGGTGCAGATTAGTGGGTATGGCGAGGGACTGACGACGGGCGCAGTGGCCAACGATGGCACGGTATGGGTTTACGAATTCGGCGTGGGTTGGCGCCGCCTCCCCGACCTGCCCCAAGATTGATTTGAGATAGGGGGCACTGACGCCTTCAAACCCGCCCGCGCACGGGTTCGACGGCCGTCCTCCCTAACCGCTTGCTCCCCCACAAGACATTTGGCGGGCGGCATGGGCAAACCCAGTCAGTGACCGGCGGATGCCGGGTGTTTACGGGGTAAGGACGGCAACGCGCCTTTTACATGGATGCGGAATGGACGCACTGCTGACAATCCAGGACGTTGCCCGCCGCTGGCAGGTCAGCCCGCGCACGGTGCGGCGCCATCTGGCCGCCGTGCCGGGCGTGGGGTTGCTGCGCATCGCAGGGAGCATCAGACTGACCGCCGAGGACCTGAGACAGATCGAGGAGCAATCGCGGTGCCCGTCGCCGTCACCCGCCGCCGTGGCAAGGTCTGGTACGCCGGCGGGTCAGTCCGCGTCGGCCGGGAAACGCGGACGGTCCCCGAATTCAGCACAGGCGCAACTAGCCGAACTGCTGCGGCAGAAATCGCGGCCCGCGCAGACGCCGAGGCACGGCGCGACCTCGCTGACGGTGATGCAGGGCGGTCGCGACGGGTCACGATAGCCGAGGCGCTGATCCTCTACGTCCAGCGGCCCGGTGGCATCCGTAGCTATGACGCCGCACGAATTGCCGAAATCAACGACCTTGCCGGACATAGACCGCTATCCGATGCACCCGCCGCTTGGTCCGATTGGCTGGCAACACGCGGTCGATCGCTGCAACCGCCAAGCGTGGCCCGGATGCGCGCCACGATCCAAGCGGCGCTGACCCATGGCGCCCAGGCGTTGCAATTGCCCGAGCCTCGATTGCCGCCGGTCAAGGGCGCGCAGGGACCGGAGCGGGCGATCTACCTCCCGCCCGATCAGCGCCGGCGACTGCTGGCCGCCTATAATCCGCACGCCGGTTGTCCGGTTTTGCTGCTGGCCTATCAGGGGATGCGCAGCCAAGAGGCACTTCAACTCGACTGGAGGCATGTGGACCTGACCCGCCGAACGGCGCACGTCCCGGCGGATCAGTCCAAAACCAGCAAGGCCCGGACGATCCCGCTTCACCCGCGCGTTGATGCTCTGCTGTTCGGTATGTGGTGCGCGGCCGGGCGCCCGACGACTGGCCCGGTGTTTCTGTCCGCTCGTGGCCGTCCCTATGCCGACACAAGGGGGCGCGACGGGGGCCGACAGGGCGGCAATCCGCTGGCACAAGCCCACGACACCGCCTGCCGAGCGGCCGGCGTGACAGGGTTCCGGCTGCACGATTGGCGCCACGATTGGGCCGCGCGGTTCATCATGGCTGGGGGCGATCTGCGCACGCTGATGGATTTGGGTGGCTGGTCGTCGCTGCGGATGGTGCAGCGTTATGCGTGGATCACGCCAGACCATGCGGCGGCGGCTATGGCGCGGGTGGCGTGATGCCGGGATTTTGCCGGGGCTTGCCGGCATTCGAACGGCAAATCTGTCCCAACCTGACCGCAGCGTTCCCGCCACGTTCTCAAAACTAGCCGCTAAGTCTTTGAAAAGTGGTGGGCGCAACAGGGATTGAACCTGTGACCCCTACCATGTCAAGGTCCGCGATTGGGACAGAAACACCAATAATATCAACGGGAGAGGGGAATGGATGCCGGGATTTTGCCGGACTACAGCCAAAGAAGGGCAGAGACGACGGCAAACGATGCGGTGAACAGCCCGCACCATTTGCACTCGCGGGAATGGCGTATCAGCCAAACAACCAGCGCACTGCCCACGCCCCCAGAGCGCCGCCAATGATGGCCCCAGCCTTGGAGAGCGTGGCCTTGACTAGTTCCGTGGCTATCCATCGTGCGGCATCGTTAACGATTGTTTCACGATATTGCTGCGGGCGAGTTGGGGCGTTGGTGGACTTCCGCTTAGCATGGTCACGACGGGCCATCTGTGGGCCGGATCACAGGCCAGAGCATATTAGTCATCCCGCCTGTGTTCCCGTGTCGCGGCGGCAATGCCGGAGGCGACAAGCGTCCCGAGGAAGCCGATCGCCTCTGCCTTCTCTGGCTCAACCGCCATCCCGCCGAGGGTGCCGGCGGCGGTGAGCAACGCGCCCCACGTGCTTCGCTCGCTAAAGCGGTCGAGCATCCATCGCCACATGGCCGTTACTCCCGGTGTCGCTTGCAGCCGATACCAGTGACGTGCATGACTGACGCGCCGCTGAAAACATGCGAGGGGGATGCCCCTATGACCGAACGCACGCGCGAACGCCTGCTATTGCTGATCCAGTTTGCCGTTTCGGTGGCTTGGGGCTGGGCGTTCTTCGTCTGGACAAGGCCGGAGGCACAAAGCGACCGAGAGGCATACATTGGCGCGCTCATTGTCGGCTTCGTCGGCATGCGCGCCACGTTCTTCGCATACGTCTGGTTGCGGTGGGGCTGGCGAGCGGCTCGGTCCATGCGGATGGACTTCAATTAGCGAGCCGACGACGCGCATCCTGCGCCGCAGCCGTGCCAAGCGTGGCCCGGTTCAACTCGGGGAAGACACCTTGGAACATGCCGTTTCGCAGATAGGCTTGCATCGCCTTTGTCCCGTAGAGTGCCTGCGCCGCCCGTGGCGTGGCCAGCCCTGCAGCCAAAGCCGCGGTCAGCATGGGGTTGACGAAAGCGGTTGCCGCCGTGCCCCCGCCTGTCAGCAGGTTTGTGATCATCGTACGTTGCGCGGTTCCCGAATTCGGGATCGGGTCTTGCACCAAGACCTTGCCGGCGCGCGCCAGGTCATTCAACGGGCCAAACCCACGAGCATAGGCTTGGGTCTGACCGCCACGAATTGCGTTGGCCAGAGCGGACGGCGGGATTTGCCCCGTTGCCGATTGAGCGGCCGGGGCGTTCATGGCGCGCGTGACCGCCATAAGGGCGCCATACTGGGAACGGGCTTCACGCCATGCCGCTTGGTCCGCTGCGGATATGGAATCGTCCATTGCCTCGCGGATGATGTCTCGCAATTGGCCGAGGTAGTTCCGCACGTCACCAGATCCAGCGCCTCTGATCTGCGCACCAATCGCGCTGTCCAGTTGCCGATAAGCTGAACCCGAAACCTGCGTTCCTTGCATCTTCCCGATTAGCTCGTCAATCCGGTTGCGGACCATCCGCGCCGTGTCAGTGGTCGCGTTTCGGTTGACGTCGTCGAGAAGCGTGACAAGGCGCTGTTGCGCCGCTGGGGTAAGCTCCAGAGTGTTGCGCGCCGTCAGATCGGTGAACGCTTGGCCCAGCCGATCCCGCGCGGTTTGCAGCGTCCCCGGCAAAGCATCATCGGCGGCGGTTCCGGTCCGCGCCATAACGGCACGAGTGAAAGCCCGCGACGTTTCATCGCGCGCGGCCTGCGCCGGACCGGCAGTGAACGGCAGTTCACGGAACACGGACTCGACCGTTTGCAGGGGGCGCGATCCCAATTGCGCGCCGAGCGGAACCGGAATCCCCTCCTGTTGCGCGATCGCCACCAGCCGCGCCCGTTCCGGGTCTACTGCATGACGCATTGGCCGGGCGGCAAGACCGAGGCCAGCGCCCGCAACCGGAACCGCAAGGCCCGCGACAAGGCCAGCGGTCGGGCTGTCGGTAATCTCGGTGACGCCACCGGCTACGCCACCGGCCAGGATTTGCGTCACCGGGTTGGAAGCCATCGTCTGAGCGACGCCTTGCGTCACTGATCCGGCCCGCGCCGCCTGTGCCACGCCCTGCGCCGGGATCATCATAGACGCGGCTTGGCCCATGCCTTGGCCTACCGCCTGCGCTACACGCTCGCCTTGTGTCCGGGATTGCAGGTCCGGCAACGTGCCGCCAAGCGTCGTAACGTAGTCTAGGCCTTGCTGCACCTTGCCTGTGTAGAAACCGGGGGGGGGGCTATTGGGCACGCCGACGGTTCGCATGCCGTATGCGACCAGGTCAGGCAGCGCACCCAGGCCTTGAGCAATCAGCCCCGTGTTAGCGCCCTTGGCGACAAGCCCGACCGTCCGCGCGAGATTGGTCCCGCGCGGATCGTCCAGCACAAAACCCGGCGGGGGCGGCGGGATATCGCCGCCGGTTTCCAGCACAAAGCCCGGGGGCGGGGGAGGAATGTCCATTACATAGGCTCCCACTGTCTGGTCTGTGGGTTGTAGCGTATGCGCTCGCCCTTCTCGTTCCTCGCGGTGATGCCGCCGGGCTGCGGGACCGATGCCCGAGGGGCGCCCGGCTGCTGAGACGGACCCGATGGGGTACCCGGCGGCTGGCGCGCGTCTTGCGTAATCGGCCGCTCGGCTACAAGGTCCGACAGCTTAAGCGGGGCCTTCCCGTATTGAACACGCCGCTCGTTCATTTTCTTAAGGCGGTCCTCGATGCCCTTTTCCGTGATGCTTGTCAGTTCGGTCAGCCGCTTTTTGATCGTCTCAACGTCGGGCACGTCGAGCTTTAGTTCTTTGACCGCGCGTTGTGCGTCTTTGTCTGTTTGGACGCCCTTATTCGCCATCAGAATGGCATTCGCCAAGTTTTCGCGGGCAGCTTCAAACGACGCAAGGTTGCGCCCTTCCGGGCCTGATAGCCCCGTCGCTGCGCCCAGCGCATAGATGCCACGGTTCAAAAGGTCCGTCTTGAACCCGCCATCTTGAAGCTGGCGGTTCAACTCGGTGATCTGCGCAAGGGCCGTTGTCGCGGTCGAAAGCGCGTTCGCGTCTTCGTCTTCTAGTTTCGCGATAGCGGTCGGGAGCGGCTTCGCCTTCTCCAACTCCGATTTTAGGCGCAGCCGCTCCGCTTCCAGCCGCGCCCGCTCGTCTAGCACGTCAGTCCGCGCCTTGATCGCTTCCTGGTTAACCTTCCACACGGGCGCCCCGTCCGCGCCTTGCGTTAGCACAAGGTCGCCTCTGACGATCGGCATACCGTTCGCATCCGTCATCGGCCGAGGCTGATACCGCCGTTCCGTCGCCGCCACGACGTCACCGACCGTGCGAGATGCCAGGTCAGGGTTAGCGCGAAGGACTTCGGGCGTCACAACAGCGGACATAGGCGTTGCCGGATTGGCTTCCTTCGCGCGGACGATCGCAGCCGCGCCACCACCGCCGAACCGGTGCGCCAAGGCCAGATTCGCGTCAGTCGGGTCTATGCCGGCTTGCGACAGTTGCCGCTCGTTCACGCCGCGATACCACATGATCGCGCGATCCATAAGTTCGGGGTTGGATCGCGCCGCAAGCACCTGCTCCGGCGTCATGCCTTGAAACAACTGCGGGTTCGCCTGCGCGAACTGCTGCCACGTCGAGTTGATGAACTGCCCCGCGCCGGCGGCCGAGGAAAGCGGATTGCGGGCGTTCGGATCGCCGCCGGATTCATCGGCCTTGATGCGATCTAGCCAACTCTGCCCAGCCGCACGCGGTCGCGCGGCAAGCTGCGCAAGCGTCTGTTGCACAGGGACCAACATGCGAGAGAACTGTTCAAGCGCAGCCGGCCCCGGATACGCCGTCGGCAACGAAGACGTATCAATGCCGGCCGCTTTCAACCTCTCCAGCATGGGGCCATACCCCGCCGCCGCCTGATCCTCCGTCAGCGCCAGAAGCGACGCCGCCCCTTGGCCCATAAGTTCGAGGTTCTGCAACGCCCGCTTACGCTGATCGTCGCCGAACCCCTCGAACGCGGCCCGAAGTTTCGCGGCCCGCTCTGGATCAATGCCTAGCGCCGACTGATACGCATCGGCATTGCCCTGCATCAGATTGGGTGCCAACGCACGGAACGAAGCATCCCGCGACAGCGCGGCTTGTTCCGCTTCCATCTTGAACCGGAGCAAATCGTTTTGTTGCGCAGCCTGCTGCAAGGCCAACGCATCGCGCTGCCCTTGGCTGGCCTTGGCCAGATCGATCAGAACGTTCGGCGTGGGATCAAACGCTGAGCCGCTGAAACGGCCGTAGCCAATGGATTCCATTAGGTGCCCCCTGATCAGGCGTAATCGCGCCACACGGAACTATAAGCGTTCGTCGCCGCGTCGGCGGTTGAACGCGCGGCGGGCGTTGTGCCGAACCACCCATTTTGCCCAGCCGCATACAGCAGATTATTCACCCCCTGATTGATGCCCGACGACAACGCCCGCGATCCGGCCACGCCAGCCAGCGCGGATGTCACACCAGAGTTGCCGATCTGCTGCCCCGCCGTCGTCGCCGCTGCCTGACCAATCTGCCCGGTCTGTGCTGCGGCATTCGCGCCGAGCGTGGCCAATTGGAACAACGGGTTGATGTTCTTCCCATAGAATTGGTCGTTGAGCGCAACCGATGCGTTGAGGTTTGTCCCGAACACATTGGCCTGACGGTTATAGTTGTCGTTGAACACCGCCGCCTGTGTCCCGTAGGTCTGATCCGCAAGCCCGGTTGCATACCGCGCCGCCTCTTGCAGCCCCCGGCCGGAGAACATCGAGCCGCGGGCCGCGTTGGCAGCGTCAACCGCGCGCAACCCCTCCCGCAATGCGAACTGGTAGCCCGGCGTCGCCCGTAGCGTCGCTTCGTCCATACGGAAGACGGAACCGCCTTCCGGTGCGAACACGCCACCGTTGGGCGGCGCGTAGGGCATGGTCAGCGAACCCGGGCCGGGTAGGGCAGGGGGCGCGACCGGAGCCGCCGCTACCGGAGCCGGAGCCGCAACCGGTGCGGCCTGCTGCGGCATGATATTCTGATTTGGATTGGCAATCAGGCCGGCCGAAACAAGGGCCTCCTCCCGCGTCGCCGCCATCGCGACAATGTTGCCCAGGTTATCAATCAGCAACCCCGGGAACCCGGAATCCCCCTCGCCTGATCCAGCACGCGGCGGCAGATAGGTGTAGCCCGATGGCACGCCGCCCGGTGTTGTAGTCGCGGCACCCGGCGCAGCCATCGCAGGGGCGGGCGCGGGCGCGGGTGTCATAGCGGCCTGCGCCGGCGCGACGGGTTGGCCCGCGAGGTTGAAATACCGCATCAATTGGTTCGTTGCAGCCCGGCCCGCATCAGCAAACGGCGCCAAGTCGGCGCGCGTCGTCTGATACTGCTGCATCTGCAACTGTGCGGACCGTTCGGCAGCCGCCGCGCTGGTTTCCGCCGCCTGTTGCGCCCCGCTCCTCGCCATGGCGCCTCCGGCAATGCTGCCGATCGCGCCAACGCCCGCCGCTAGTGCCGAAAACGCCATTTCACGCCCCCAAATTCAGCCGGTATTCGGTCTGATACGGTTTCGCTCCAAGCCGTTGAAACAAGACCGCCGCCTTCGCGCCACGTCCATGCACGGTATGATGCAGCCGCACCCGCTGCGCACCTTCCTCGCGGAACCGGTCGATGCACCAGCGCAAAAGCGTCCCGCCGCAAGCCGCGCCTGGCGCCGCATACCACGGCCCCATCTCCCAGCCGTTGGCGTCGGTGCATTCAACCGACACATCGCGCGTCCAGATTAGATAGCCGGTGATCCGATCATCATCGCGCGCAACGATCGTCCGCAACATGCCGGCCGAGTGCATCAGGTCCAGAAGGTTGCGGTTAAGCCGGTATTCCCCGACCACCCCGCCCGACGCCTCGGCCCAATGCTCGCGGCCCATGTCTTCCAGAGTGTCGGCTACGTCGGGCCATGCAACTTCGTGGATCATGAAACCACATTTCCGTCAGGGAAGCGCCAATTCGTGCCGTCCGACACGGCTAAACGCTTGTTGCTCGTTCCGTCCGATACATACACCAAACCCCGGACGTTTGTCGCGGCATCTGGTAAGGTGGCAACGGTATAGCCGGGCAACTGAATGATGGCCCCTTGGCCCGTCAGTTGGCGACGCAATGCGGCAAGCCATGTGGACCAAGGCGAGGCAAACCAGCCGCCGGTTTCGAGAACAGTCGCCCGCGACGGAGGCAAATCAAGCAGGGGCACGCGGCTGCTCTCCCATTTGGATATTGGTCCCGCTGATCCGCACGTCCGCGCCATAGGCTGCGATCTTCGCGCCGGCGTCGAACGTAAAGCGCAGGATGCGGTTTCGGAATGACCCGAGCCGCCGCCAGATTACGCGGATACCATAGTCACCAGACGCGCCCATGGACCTGTCCACACCCGTCGCCCATGTCTGGCCGCCGTCGTCGGACCACGACAACGCGACGTCGAGCGTGCTGGCATTCACACCGGTTTCTATTTCGAGTTCGACGCTATCAAGCCGCGCAATCTCGCCTCGTGCCCAAAGCGGGGGAAGGGTCGCGATCGCCGTCAGGCTAGTCCCCGCTTCCGTCGCAAGCGACTGTTTGAGCGTGTAAAGATTGCCATCCGACGCACCCCCGACCAACATCTTCGCTGCCAAGGTCGAGCCGCCGAACCGCGCGGCACATGCAACGCCCCATCCGCCGGGAACGCCTGACGTGATGGTAGAAGCCCTCCGATGCCATAGGCCCGTTGCGATGTCATAAACAAAAGTCCGACCCGGCCCCGTGTTGGCCTGCGTCGTCGAGGGGAACGAAAGCACGTATTGCGGGTGGCCTTGGTAGACGATGGCGAACCCAGTGGCCAACTCTGGTTGCACAAACGGCTCAACCTCTTTCTCAATCGCGTGCGTGCTGATCCGCTGCGGCTGGTAGCCCGTGGCGCGGTAGACAATGCGATCCGACCCCAGCCAACAAATGCTGTCCGCCACGTTGGCGACAGACGCGGCTGCCGGGGTGCCGATGTCCACCGTCCCGCCGTTGGCCCTCTGGAAAGGAAAGTCGGCTTCCCCTGTCTGCACGTGGATTTCAATGGACCGTGACCCGAAAACCCACAACTCATTATTGCGGGCGATCACCCGCCGCACCTGATCGGGAACGCTTTCAGCACTGGCGACCATCAGCGCGGAATACGATGCCGCGTTGTTCAAGTCCGATACGACGTATTGATCGGACCCGGTTTCCGTAAATACAAAATACCCGCCCAAATAGGTGACATTCTGCACCGACGGAAAGTCTGGATCGCTGATCAGCGTGGCCGTCCCACCTGACACGACCCACGCATAAGGCGATGCGACCACCACAAGCTGTGACGCACTGGCCGCCATTGAAACCGGCGAACCGCCGCTTGTCAGAGTGCCGATGCTGGTGACAACGCCCGCTGTCGTCGCTTTGTAGAGGACCAGCGTGCTGAACCCGGTAACGAAATACATTTCGCCCTGAAACTCGCACATGGCCCAGACTTTGGACGATCCGCCCGTCGCGAACAGTTCAAACCCTGGCACGTGGCGCACCATGACAGGCGAGCGCGACCCCTCCGGCAGTTCCTCGGCATAGAGGTTGATTAAGTCCTGCGCGGATGCCGGCAGGCTGTCCAGTTTGTAGTTATGGACAGCGAAGGGGATGCGCGGCATCAGACGTCCGCCGCCCCCTCGAAAATCGAGTGCCCCTTGGCTGCGGCGTAAAGTGCGGCCTTACTCATACCGTCCGCGTCGGATGCGTCTTCAATCCCGACCGTGACAAACCGCCGCGCCCCGGGAACCGACAGCTTGCCGGCTGCCCTGGCGTTGGCGTCCAGCCACCCGTCAAGCGTCACTTCGATCGTTGCGCCGCCACCGGCCGGGAAATCCGCGACGATATGGCTAATCCGCCAATATCCGACAGTCAGCCCGCTGTCACCGATTTCGAGATCAATTGCGAGTGCCATTGTCCACCCTATGCCGACGTTGCGCCCATCAGCGCACTGATCCACGTGTTTGTCGTCGTGAAAAAGTATCTACACCGCGCCCCCGCCGACAGTGTGACGCCCGTGCTTCCCGCCGTCCCGTCAATCGTTTCCGACGACAAGGCATAGACTTTGAGCGCATTGGCGCCTGCGTTGAATATCACAATATCCATCCCAGCAACGCCCGTGGGCAGTTTCACGCCCGTCCCGCTGGCAGTAGTCCCAACATGATTGATCTGCGCGGCAAGCTGCAACGCATCTGTCCGCGTCGTGCCGGTCGCGGTAAGACCCTGCCCAACTGACTTGATAACGTAGCCGCTGGTCGTGACGTTCCCGGAAAACGTGCCTGCGCCGGTTACCTGTAGCTTGTTCGTCCCGTCGTCAGTTGTTCCGCCAATCAGTAGCGCACCGTTCGCCGAAATCCGCGCCCGCTCCGTCGCCCCAGTAATGGCGCCGATTTTCGTTGTATTGAATGCGATATAGCCGCCCTGGGCTGCCCCGGTCCATGTTTCGGCAGCAAGGAACGAAATGCCGGCGCGCAACGTCGTATATGCTGATCCATCATGGCCGCGGGCTTCAATCGCGCCAATCGTGTCGCCACTCGACAGCGCGGAAGGGGCCGCCGCGCTGGTGTTCGCGCGGCGGAACACAAGGCGGGTTGAATTGGCGTAAGCGTCAACAACCGCCGCCGTGAGCGTGCTGTCTGTCGAGTGGATATAGAGTTGCCCGCCGGAAATGGCCGTGGGCGCAGTCGCATTGCCGCCCAAGTAGCTGACGCCGGTCGTGTAGAGCGTCGGCACGGACCATGATCCGCCCGTGAGAGTTAGGGCGTTCGTTGAATGCGTGACGGTAAGGTCGCCGTTGGCAAAGTCGATTGTGCCACCGGAACCGATATTGAGGCCAGCCCAAGGTAGGCTTGTCGTCCCGAGCGTGCTGCCCCCGCTGGCCGCCGGCGATAGGGCTGTGGACGTTAGCTGCAACTCCGCAGCCGAGTTGACCGCCCATCCCAGGGTATTGGCTGACGGTAGATACATTCCGTTAGACGGAACAGACGCGGACGACGGGACAAACGTTGCGCCGGTCACGGTCCCAGATGCGGTAACAGCCGCCGCCGTGGTCGCCCCGGTAATAGCGAGCGTCCCACCGATCGCCGTATTCCCCGTGGCCGCGGCCATGGTGACCTTCGACGACCCGACAGTGACGTCACCCGACGTTGTCACGGCTGCGGCTGTCGTTGTACCCGTTACAGACAGAGTCCCGCCAATGGCTGTATTGCCGGTCGCGGCCGCCATTGTCACCTTGGACGATCCGACCGTCAGATCACCCGAAGTGGTCAGAGCGGCAACCGTCGTTGCGCCGGTGACGCCTAGCGTACCGCCGACAACCGTGTTGCCAGACGCCGCCGCGACCGTGAATTTGGACGTGGCGACGGAAAAGTTCCCGGCCGCGTCCACCGTGCCTGTGAAGCTCGCCGCAGCCACGCCAAACGCCAACGCGCCGCTCGAATGCGTTACCGTGGCATTGCCAGCAGCGAAGTCGATAACTCCGCCAGACGCCAAGAATAGGTCGGCCCATGGCAAGGCACTGGTCCCAAGCGCGTTGCCATCGCTGACTGCGGGCGACAGCGCGGAAGCGGTCAATTGGACCTCGGCCGCCGAATTGACCGCAAAGCCCAAGGTATTGGTCGCGGGCAGGTATAGGCCGTTCGTCGGAGCGGATGCGCTGGTCGGGATGAACGTTGCGCCCGTCACCGCGCCGCTAGCCGTGACCGCTGCGGCTGTCGTGGCGCCCGTTACCGCCAACGCCCCGCCGACGTCCGTTTTGCCGCCCCCGGGCTGCACGGACAGCGTATTTGCTGCCGTCCATACGTGGTCCAGCGTCAAAGGCGCGGCTTCGATGCCCGCTCGCACCCCTAGCAGCAGCGACAACCCCGCCGCGTCAGTGGCGCAGCGCACCGATTTGACGTTCGCGGGAATGATGCTGGAATTCTCAATCCTGATCCAGATCGAGGTTCCAGACGATCGGAACGGGTAATCTACCGCAACGTATTCATAGTTGCCGTCCTCGTCCGGCGGTTCCGCGACAATCGCCACTGACAACAGGCTGTCATCGCCCCGGCTCGTGCCGACCTTGATGGTGTATCCCGCCGATGCCAGCACATACACCCGGCAATCGGTGTCATCCGTTAGCGTAACCACCTGGTCGATAGAAACCGCGTTCGTCCCGTCGCCCGTGATGATTGCATAGGTCGGGTTGGTGTTTCGCGACAGCGTGCCAGTCCCGCCGTTTTTGGTAAACTGCCACGAATTGACAATTGTATCCTCTACGGTCGGCAACGCGGATTGGAACCGCTCGTTTTGCACGACGTTGACCGACGCTGTCGGGGACGTGGAAAAAGCGTTGGTTGTCAGAACGCCGGTCGTGGCGTCGTATGCCGTGATAAGCTGTCGCTCGCCAGCCGCCGCGCCGGTGTAATAGGCCAGATACCGGCCGACGTAGTAATCCGTATCGACAGCGGTCATGGGCGACGGATGCGACGTCGTCGTCGCGGTTCCAGTCTGAGTAAATTCAGCCTTACCCAGACTGCCCTGACGCAGCCGCACGGAAATGGGCGCGACTGGCGCAGTCCCGTAAGCTGTTGGTTGGTTCAAAACCTCGGCGCGCGTAAACTCGTTTGAGCCGTTCACGCCATAGAAGCGATACGTCCCGCCGTACTCGTCATCCCCCAGGCAGTTATTCCGCGCTGTGACGACGGGATCGCCGTTAACCAGATCGGACCCGAGATCAAACACATACCCGGACGGCTGCCCGACATAACCCCGCGCCTCGATTGTCGCGCCGGTTGCCGATCTGCGGAAATATCCGCTGCCGACGCGGACCGCCCCGGTGTCGATATCGTCCAGTTCGCCGCCGGTCACCTCGCCATTGGGCCAAGAAATCGCGGCCTTGCTGAAAGCGACATCCCGGACGTCCAGCCCCATCTCTGCCGTGGGAATGGGATCGGACCGCGACGCCTCAAACGCCAGAAACCGGCCGCTGATGGCGTCAACGCCCGCGTAACCCTGTCCGCCCGCAGCAATGAACCGCCGCCACCCCGGCGAGGCGCGCCCTTTGCGGAACCCAGAATACGCAACGAATTGTTCGGTGGGGAACGCGCCTTCGATGGCAATGACGTTATGCAAGGTCCCATACACAACGCGAGACGACGCGCCGGCGGCCATGAACAGACCATACTCGCGGAATCTGACGTTGGTCAGATTGGCCGCACCATCGCGGAGCGTGATGTTACCATAATCCAACAGGTGCGATCCGGTCGTAAGCCCCAATTCCGGGGCTTCGCCACCCATCCCAGCGTCTGCCGTTATGGTCGTCCACGCGACGTTAAGCGCCGGTTGCGTCGATCCCAGCACAGGGGATGCACTAGACGCGGGCACGTTTTTTTGGTTAAGCGTGGCGCGGATAAGGCCGGTTCGCGACCCATCCCAGCTATCCGCGACGACACCCCCGGCTGTGCCGAGGTTCGTCAGAACGTCCAAGACCGTGACTGATCCGCCTTGGTTCTCGGACGCCACTGGCGCAGCCAAGTCGGGATTGACCAAAATCCGGTTAAGGATGCGCCGCCCCTCTGGCGCGTCTTCCCCAGTGACACGGGCAAGCCCACCCTGGACAACAAACGGAGCCGTGGCGTTGGAAAACGCCCCAACCATTTCGTGCTTTGAGCCGTACTGCACCCAAAGGCGATCTGCAATCATGCCTTCGCTGGCCGTGATATCGCCCGTCACGGTCACCGAACCGCCGGTTGAAACCGTAGACGAAAACGACGCGGCACCAGTGACGGCAAGCGTCCCTGTCGCGCTGGCGTTGCCTGTAATCGAAACGCCCGCGCCAAACGTCGCAGCCTTGGTCACACCCAAGGTCCCGGCGATCGTCACGTCACCGGCAAACGTCCCATTGCCTTCCGCGGCAAAAGCGCCGGTCACCGTCAGGTCGCCAATCTCGGCGGTCGTGATGACCGCCGTTGCAATCGTCACCTCTGTCAGATCAATCGGCGTTGTTCCGGATGTCGCTACGGACCCGGAAATAGCTTCAACGCCGGAGCGCGACGAAATATGGACCGCGCCATGAATGACGGTCGATGTCCCATCGGCGAATTCTATTGACACCGAAAACGAATAGCGGCCGGCCAGTTCCGACGTGTCCGCTCCGTCAACGTCGATATCAATTCGCCCGGCGCTGGCATCCACAACCGACCCCGCAACCGTCAGGGCTTCCCGGCCGGCATCGTCATAGATGACAAATTCCGACGTGGCGTCGGTTACGTCATACGGTGACGTATCCACATCAGTCGGATAGACCGTAATCTCTATCGTGAAGTCGTCTTGTGCCGTCGTCGCAAAGTCGCGGCGCGTCGGCTGCAAGAGGCTGCGCGGCTGCTTTGGGATAGCAAACGGAACAGCGTATGCGGCCATTAGTAGTACTCCGGAACAACGGCCGTGCGGCTGGTTCCTAGCGCAGTGATTCGGCGGATTTCGGTCTCACCCGCTTGATACATGCCAGGGGGGACGGGTTCGCCAATGTCAGGAGCCAGCAGAGCGGCTGCCATCATGACAATCGGCTCCTCTGCCTCCTCTGGAATGCTGGCCAGCGTCCACCGCGACAAGCCCCGCGCGGCGAGAGAGCCGTAAGCGGCCCGCACCTTCGCCTCTGCGATGCTCTGCCCCGTGGCGCCGGAATAAACGAACCGCCGTACCATAGCGATGGCACTGGCATACGCCGCGTCATCGCGGGGCTTACCGTAGACCGGGGCAAGCTGCGCAGCCGCCATGATGGCGTAATGCTCGGCCGCCCCTTCCGGAATTGCCGCGGTGGTCCAAGTCACAAAGCCCATCGCGTTGAGCGTCTGATGCGCTGCGTTGACCTCGGTTTCCGCCCTGGACTGCCCCGCGCTACCAGTCAAAGACGCGGTGCGGATGACGTCTAGAGCACGATCATAGACAGCCCCATCCACGGCGACGCCGCTGCCGGGCGCCAACAGATAGGACGCCATCGCGGCATAATGACCAGCGGCCCATGTCGGGATTGCGGACGATGCCCACGACACGAAATTCAGGGCAGCCAGCATTTCATGAACATAGGTGACCTGTTCCTCTGCTGCCGTCTGTCCATACGTTCCCGACCACGCAACCGCCCGAATGCCATCCCGCGCGCCTTCAAAACTGGCAGGTAGGTTGGGCGTGATCCCGAACGATGGCGCCAGGAGGTGCGCGGTCATGATGACGTAATGCTCTGCGCACGACGCCGGGACCTCCCCGTCACCCCATGGGACGAAGCAAACAGACAACAAGTGCTGATGCGCCGCCATCGCCTTTGTCTCGGCCTCGGTCTGGTCCTCGGTCGCGGGCGTTTCCGTCGCCGCGACAATCCCCAGCATCCGAAGCGCACGGGTCGCGATGTCGGTCGTGTCCGTCGTGCCCGTTTGCGCGGGCACATCGGCATAAGCGTGCGGGTTGAAGCCCAAGCGCCGCAACGCCTGAGCCGCAACGACCGCGACAGTTACCGTCCCCGAATTACTGGCCGCATCCGCCTCAGCAATCGGGTTCGCCCCCAAAATCCGCAGTGTCCGATTGGCGATCACCGCTACCGTCACCGTCGAGCCGCTGCTTGGGCGGTCGGCCACGGCGACGGGGGCTAATCCCAGCTTCCGCAGCGCCCGCGCTCCCAACTGCGCCACTGTCGCCATACGTCACTTCCTCAAAAAAGCGGTTGTTGCGCAGTTTGATGATGGCAGTGGCGTCGTTTACCTCGACAACCTCGCCCAGCGGGAACGTAAGGCGGAACGCGACCGTTTCGGCCGCGTCCCCACACTCAACACCGCCGATCCAACGGAACAGCGGCATCAGATCGTGCCCGGCGGTTCCACCACCGTATAGAACACCGTGGCAGCGATGGTGCCCGCGACCGCCGTTCCGGGGGCGTTTGAGAACGTCCCATAAATCTTGGTCGCCGACGTGTAATTCGTGCCCTGATGCGTGATCAGCGACGCCGCCGCCGTGGCGTTGTTGCCAAAGTCCATACGCATGGCTGTCTGACCGATCGTCCCGGCATTGATGAACCGATCGGTGTCGCCGCTGTCGCCGACGATAATGGTCAGCGACGACCCGCTGTCCATGTCGGTGGCGACAAGAAAGCCATCCAGTACCCGGGCATTCGGCGGCACATAGCAGATGTCAAACGTAGTGTTCTGCGTCAAGTCAGCCGTGCCCACGGTGATGATCTGCGTCACCGACGCGACCTGCCCCGCATTCGGGGAGAAGATCGGATCGGTTGCGGCCAGGGTCTTGGAATAGGAAATCGTCATTTCGGTGCTCCGTATCAGTCAGGATCAGGAATCAGGCTGAGCGGCGAACCAGCCGGTCACCATGCCGTGATCCTTGGGAGTGCTGGTGTCGGTTGTGGCAGACGTGCCAAATCGCATTTTGGTGATGCCCCTGATCATCTCGACACCCGGCATGCGGAACCGCTGATAATCTTTCGGCGTGTCTTCGATGGCCTTGGCCCGCTGGACTTGCGCCATGGCGACGGCCTGCTGACCGCACAGGAAGGACGGCGCAACGTCACAGGAAGACGCACCAAGGTCCGCTTGCACGGGAATCTCCGGAATTTCCTTGATGATAACGCCGTCCCAAATCAGGTCGCCGCCGGTGAAGATTGGGTTGTCCCGGCCACGGTCCCAGGCATCCCGGTTCGCCGACAGCATGTCCGCGTGCGTCGCCAAATCGCGGAAAGAGTAGGTCGGGACAAACAGCACGAACCATTCCTCATCGTTCCGAATGCGGAGCGGACGAATGGCCGGGCTGGCAGTGCGGGCGATGCGCTTCATCAGCGACACGGCCGCCGGAGTCAGCGTGTCGTTGGTCGAGTCGATGTTGCCCAGCGCAGTGGCGAAGGTCGTGCTGTAGTTCGACTTCAACTTGCCGAACAAAACGCGATCTTCGTTGTTGGTCACCCAAGTGTTCTTCTGCGACGCAGTCGCGTCGGCAAACTTGGTCCCGTCAATGGACATCAGGCCATAATTGATAATGTCCATCTTGAGCGTTTCCATATGCCACTCTTTCAGGGCATATCGAGCGGTCTCGAACAGGTCCAACTCTGTCTTGATCTGCTCGGTTTTGGTGTCGATTTGAACACCATGGCGGACAAGCTCGACATAAACCCGCAGCGAGCGGTTGTTGAGAGCTTCCTCGTTGCCCGACAGCGTGACGGCGCCGCGCGTCGCACTTTGCGAGAGCTTGCGAACCGTGCTCCACGTCAGGCTATCGCCCGCCCCCTTGGCAAGGTCTTCCTTGACGTGGATCAGGCTGTTTTCGCTGTCGCCCATGTAAGTGGCGAAGCGATGCTCACGAATGAATTCGTTGTAGAAGGTATCGCTCCACTGCTGGACGCGATTACCGGATGCAACCGTGGTGACGGTCATTTCCTAGTTCCCATTTTTAAAAGTTGTCCAAGGGGGACCGGGCCGCGATAAACCTCCGAACGCTGGGAGGCAGCGCGGGCCGATGCCATGCTCACGGGCACTGCGGGACGCTCGTCTTGATTGGACTGCGGAACGATGCCAAGCTCTGCCATGACTTCCGCGCGGAGCTTTTCGCGCAGTGAAGCCTCAGTTTCCTGAATGACCTTTTGGCGATACGCCTCCGGGTCGGTCCCGATCTCTTTCAGTGCCAGACGGGCTTTCCCTTGCTGGTAGACCCAGTCGTATGGGTCTTTCTGGCGGAATAGCTCGTGGTAAAGCGCGGGATTCCGGTCCGCCTCCTCGCGAAACGCCGCGATCTTTTCGTCAAGATCGGCGTATCTCTGGCGGGCCAGGATTTCGGAAACGTTTAGCAGCGTGTTGGCCTGCTGCTCTTGAATGTGCGCATGATACGCGGCCGGATCTACGGCCGGGTTTGGAATTGGTTTCGGCTCCGGCTCTGGGGCCTTTGCGCGGTCCTCCAATTCCTTCAAACGCTGTTCAAGCTCTTGCCGTTTGGTTCGTTCCGCCTGCAGGGCTTTAAGTGGGACGGTTGCCTTTTCTTCGTCTGCCGGCTTCGCAGCCTCCGGCTTCGCCGCCACGGGGGGCGGTTCGGCGGGAGTATCGCCCGTCACGGGTGCGGCCTGCTGCCCTTGCGCGTCATCGTGCCCGTATGACGTTTCGGAGCCTGGCGGGCGCGTGCCCATGCCTAGAAGATGGCCAAGCGGTGTTGGAGCCTCGCGGCCCTGTCCTTCCGTCGTTTCTCTCATTTGTGTCCTGCTGCTGCGCCCGTAAGCCGGCGACGCTATCCGCCCGATCCCCGGCGACGGGGCTACTGGACCGTAGCCGTCTCAGCCGCAGCCATTGCCGACTGCGCCCGTAGCTCTGCATCCGCCATGGCTTTTGCCCTGGCGATCTGTATGTCCGCCTCGGCCTTCTGCCGGGCTATCTCGATTTCCGCCGCCGCACGGGTCTGCATCGCCTCTATTTCGGCTTGTAGACGCGCTTGGTCCGCCGCGATCTGCGCTTGCAGCTTCGCGGCTTCCATCTGTGCGTCGAGTTGTGCGGATTGTTGCTTCATTTCCAGTTCCGCTTGCATCCGCAACACCTCAGGGGGCGGCGGGGGCGGAACGGGCTGCCCATCAGGACCGGTCGGCGGGCGCATGCGCTTCAGCAGCGCATCCTTGTTGCGCAGCGCCGACGCTTCAATCAGCGCATCGGGCGGGATCAGGCCGGGAATTTTGGCCAGATCGGCCAGAAGCGCGAATTGCTCTTGCTGCAACGTGACAACGTCCGGGGCCTGATCAATCACAATGTCAACCATCACGCGGGACACGTCATTCCGCCGCACGGGTTGCCCGTCGTCGCCCATCACAGGCTGCGACAAACGCGGATCGCCTGGCACTAGGCCAAGCTGCGCGGCGATGGCAGCCTGTTGTTCCGGCTGCATTTCGGCCAGCGCATCGCCAAGGATCAGCGGCTGATTCAGCCCGACAAACCGCACGTTGCGTTCGTCGTCGGTGACCCTGACCCAACGCTCCTCATCCCAGAATTGCCGGATGCGCAGCCAGATCGCCGTGTATAGACGCCGTTTCCAGTTCTTGAACCGCTCTAAGACGGTTCCTTCCATCTCGGTGACGCCGCCTTGTTGGCTTGCCATGATCGCGCGGCCTGACGCGCTTTGCGACTGCTTGCCCATCAGGAAAGCATTAGGACCTTGGCCTTCGAGCGCGGTCTTGGCTTCGTTGAGCAACAGGACATGACCTTGGGCCAAGTTCACATTGTCGCCGATCTCAAACCGCATGCCGGGGGCGATCTCAACAAACCCATCCGGCTTTGCAACCTGCGCCCGCGCTTCGTCGACGTCCTGCACGGCGCCCTGTTCGGCAATGACCGTGCGAACCGTCATCAGGTGCAGAGCCTTGGATCGCCGCTTGTTCACCTCATCCTGTAGGTCGAACATATCTCGGACGATACCGTAACGGATATTCTCGCGGTCAATGTGCGACGATTGCAAGACCATCGAACACACGGGCACGCCGTCTTCATCCACATACGGCGATAGCGCCGGCTTAGACAGAAACCCGCCGCCCGTGAACGTCGCGGACCACCATCCGTCCCCGTCCACCCAATGCAATTGAATAACCCGCACCCGCTTGCGGTTGCGATCGCCCCACGTGGCCGATGGACGGTCACCGTATGTGGTGGCATCGGACGCTTCCAGCACGTGTGCGCCGGAAATGGCATCCTCTGACCCCGGCCACTTGGCCAGCACGTCATCTTCGTCTTGCCACGCCACGCCGCCGAGGTATTTGGCGTCGGAAAAGTCGAGATTGCGGCTACGCGGGTCCCAAAACAGGCGGTCCCACGGGTAGTGAATGACTTCGATGCCGCCCGTAGCCTCATTATAGACCACGTCCACACCGCCGGTGCCTTCGACCAGCATGTTTTCCAGCACGAGCGGGGCGGTTTCCTCAACGTGCGCGGTGTCGCACGCATACCGCAACGCATCGGTGGCGCCGTTCGCGTCCTGCTCGTGGTCTGGCGTCCGTGGATACGCTCGCGGGTCGGTGCGCGTCCGCTTTTCCACGCCGAGAATGTAATTGATCTTGGGACGGACGCGGTTGTCGGTGACCGCCGGCTGTCCGCGTTCCTCCAACGTAGCGACCTGTGCGGCGGTAAGCTGACGCCCGTCGAGATAATCGCGCGCCCGCTCGCTTTCTTCGCGGCCCGTCGCGCTGGTGTCTTCCGCGTCGCGGAACCACTCGCGCAACATCCGCAACAGGTCGTCGGGGTTCACGCCACTCGCCAATCTACGCCCGCCTTTCGCTTGTTCCGACCATAGTCGCTGATCTGCACCACATCCGCCTTTTTCACCGCCGGCACCCAAGGCCGAGACATACATGCGTAACGCAGTTCGTCAGCCGCATGGTCTTCGCCGTCTGTATCGACATCCTCGGGCCGCAACGTATCGTGTTGCAGTGCGGGAAGCGTGCGGATCAGATCGCGGCACGTCGAAAAGACATAAAGCATGGGCTTGCCATCTTCCCCGACAAGCCTTGCCCGAACCGCGTCCCACCCGCCCATTGCACCGGCGCCTGGGACCCGCTTGTTATCCGCCCGACGCCACAACACGCCCGCCCCAGCCATCCGTTGCGCTATTGACGGGCCGCCGTCCTCCGCAAAGATCGCGGGATCAGCAACGCCCATTCCCACCCGCTCCGGCTCACGCTCTCGAATGCCTTGCGCCACGGCCTCAGCGGTCAGCTTCAATCCGACGTTCGGGCTGCCGGGCTTCATGCCGTACCATTCGCGGTAGCGGATCAGAGCGCCACGCGGGAACCGGCTGTCGCTGCCATCCGAAACCGCATGCCAGCCGACGCTAAACGGACGCGCCGAACCCCAATCCATCGACCGGAACCGCGCCCAGTGCTGCGGAATCTCGAACGGCTCGACGACGTGACGATCGGGCGACCACTCGGGGAAATACGCACCCGAAACGACCGACCAATCACCTTCAAGCCATGCCCTGACCAATTCCGCCGATCCCGCGCCCTGCAACCGGGCTGCATAGTCTGGATCAGACGCCATCAAGATCGCGTTGTCTTGCACTCGGGACGGGATGAAAATCCGTTCCCACGGGCCATCATTGATCAGTTCGAACCCACGCGGGGCGGGATCGATGAACCGCCCTTTGACCCACTGATGCCCCGGGCCGCCTGGGTTTCCCGCGCCTCTGACCCGTTTCGTTGCCACCCCGGCAGCAGATCGGAGGCACGCGAACATCATCCGATAGGCGACATCGCTAGGCCATTGCGTCAGTTCGTCCCAGCCAATCCACGTGAATTGCTGCCCCTGATATCGCGAAGCATCCTGTTCACGCTCAAGGTATTGCAACCGCAGGAACGCACCATTAGGCCAACGCCAGGTCTTGTCCTTTTCGTGCCACGTGGCCCCGGTCTGTGGATACAGTTCCTGCGACCGTAGCAGGATTTCCTTTAGCTCCGGCTCATAGGTGCGGCGAAACAAGATGCCACGCCATGCCCCGCCGTATTTCGGAACGTCTTGCAGGAAGTCGCCTAGAAGGTAGTCCGACTTGCCACCACCGCGCGCGCCACCGAAAAAAAGCTCGGGGCACCAGTCGGCGGCAATGGCGTCAGCCTGCGGCCCGGGCTGCGGTGACCACACGCTCGCTTGCTTTCCGTCGCAGCCATTCGTCGCGCGTTTCTGCCGGGGGGCGATCAATCACGGCTTGTTTGTCCGCATCAACCGAGATCGTCAGTTGCCGCGCAACCGGCGTGCCTTCCACGCGGTCGAGGAACGCCTTACCGGCATTGACGCGGACGGCGTCGTCAGCAGATTCCAGAGCAATGCGAAAAATCTCGTCCTTAACCGCCTCGGCTTGTATCTGCCGGTCCGCTTCGGTCATCAGCTTGTCTATACGCCGCGCCAGCGGCGGAGCGCCACCGGTCAGCATCGGCGCGCGTTTGCCGCCGGAGCCGTTGCCTTTCGCGGGACCGCCCCAGCCTGGGCCGTTGCCCTTCGGGAACCGTCCGTTTGGAAGGCGTTCTGTCATACGTCACCCACCATAACGGTCCGATGACAAAACCGCCTCCGCGTCGTCAAGCGTATTGTTACGTACGGCACAAAAAAGGCCGCCCGTTGCGGGGCGGCCAGTTTGGGAGCCTGTGGAGGAGTCACGACGCTGTATGCCAAAGTGTCGGCCGTGTCGGCAAGACAGAAAAAGCCCCCGGCCTTGATTTCCTAGGTCCCGGCCGGGGGCTAAGCGGCTCAACCGACGCCCGAGCGGATCGTCCTGCTTGCAAGGACCTGCGGATGCACACCCTTGCCCCAATGGCAATCGGACCAGCGCGGGTACGCCAATATAGACGGCGGGCAGGAGCGTCGCAACAGGTTCGCGTGCGCGTGCGTGTGCGCGTGCGCTGTGCGCGTCGGAACAATAATTGCCGCGAATTATTTTCCCACCGTCCGAGACCGCATAAGCGGCTTCCCCATCCGGGGCGCGGGGTTGTGCTCAGGCGGCGGCAACCGCTCAATGGCAATCGCCACGGCAACCAGCCATCGCGCAATTTCCCATGGAGCGCGCGTTTGGCCCTTCGCCCACCGTGTCATAGTCGCGCGTGAGACGTTGGCGCGGGCCGCCGCTTCCACGACGGTCCAGCCGATCCGGTCTAGGATGCGCTGGAGCGGGACGGGTGAGTTACGGGCAGGCATCGAGACCAGCCCATTGCCGCCCGGCTGCGATCGCGGCGGCCAGCGACGGGAATAGCCCACGGCTGGTGCCTAGCGGGCCGTCGTAGCTCGTGCTGTATCGGCCGCCGGCGACATAGGTGACGATGAAGGACGGACGCATCACGTCAGCAATACCAGACCCAGCAACAGCAGCCAAATCGCCGCCGCCGCGAAAACGCCGCCCGGCCCGAACAGGAACCCGGCGGCGATCACGCTGAACGCGATACCGATTGCAAAGGCGAGGTTGCCTAAGATGCGCATGGTCAGGCATCCCGCTCGATGCAATACCCGCCGCAACCGGGTTTGCGGCTCTCGTGCCAGCACTCGCGACCGTCCTCATCCGTCCACCGGCCGAAACTGCGGCCGCCGATCTGTCCGCGGATATACGCGCGGGCGGCGCGCAGATTCGGAACCGTGGTCGTCATCGACCTGCGCACCGTGTGACCGGCGGGGGCGTTATAGATGACAACGTATCCCATCGCTCAACCCTCCTCTCTCGCTACCCGGGCCTAAGCCCGGGCTTCCATTCCGCATCAGCCTCGGCGCCGCCGGGGCTGCCAAACACCCTTCCCGCCGCAAGCGTAGCAAACACCGTTCGCGCGGTGCTCAAACCCGCGAATGCG